TTTAACGTAAGATGATAAAGTAACTCTTGAAACTTTAAGTAATTTGAGAATTTCTTTGGATCTCATTATTGCAATTATAATAAATAAATTTATATACTTTTATATGGATTTACTACCCTGATGCTATTCTTAGTACATAATTATTATTCGATGCTATTTTTATAGCAAAAACATTACCAGCATGAATATTAGCACCCGCAGAAATTAAAAATTGTACAACTTCTGAATGTCCATTCTCTGATGATATTTTCAATGCCTTATCATTACCAGCATGAATATTGGCGCCTTTGGAAATTAAAAATTTGACAACTTCTAAACGCCCATTTTCTGATGCCAATTGTATTGCGTATTCATCATCAGCATGAATATCAGCACCCTTGGAAATTAAAAATTTTACAATTTCTTGATGTCCATTTTCGGATGCACGTTGTATTGCATAATCATTATCAGCATGAATATTAGCGCCTTTCAAAACTAAAAATTGAACCACATCCAAATATCCTTCTGTTGATGCCCATATTATTGCGTGGTCACTGCAAATATGAACATTAGCACCCTGGTTTATTAGATATTGAAATGTGGAAACGTCACATAAATTGTATTTTTTCCCAATATTATTTTGTTAGCTCTCCATTTATTTCCATCTTTAACCATTTTAAAATCGGGATCATTCACTGGTAATGTAACCTCTCTCAAATAAATGCCATAAGTTAAAAATTCAAAAATATGTTCAGCATCCGTAAAATAAAGACCGCCTGGGACACATGTCGCTTTGGGATTATTATTGAATTTGTCTTTTAATACATTCAGACCATCATTATATTGGAATCCATAATGGTTTTCATTAGTATTAGTTATTTTGAAATACAATTTATTGGTGTTCATTTTAATAATTATTATTGATTTAATTCTAATGAATCAAATTAATAATAATTTATCAATTTTTTTTCAATTAATATTTTCATAATAAATATATTGATAAATTTATTGTTACAATTTTATTGTTAATTTATTATTATGGATATTAGTATTATGTCCAATTGGTAATTTTCTTGTTGGTAATTTTATTGTAAAACCATTATTAGGGATATTATTATTATTATTACGGATATTAACATAATATCCAGTTAATAATTTTACGGTATCAAAATAATAATTTAAATATGCATACAATATCGCATAATCATTATCCACTCCTTTGGAAATCAAATATTGAATAATTTCTGAATGGCCATTTTCTATGGCCCACTTTATCGCAGAATTATCATCAGTATGAATATCAGCTCCTTGATCCAATAGATATTTAAATGTGGAAACATCAATCAAATTATATTTTTTTCCTAAAATTATTTTATTAGCCCTCCATTTATTATTATCTTTGACTATTTTAAAATCAGGATCATTTGTTGGCAACGTAATTTCTCTCAAATAAATACCATATTCCAAAAATTCAAAAATATGTTTAGCATCAGTGAAATAAAATCCACCTGGGACACAACTAGCTTCTGGATCATCATTGAATTCGTCTACCAATACATTGAGACCATCATGATATTGGAATTTATTATGTTTTTCCTTTGCGTTTGTTATTTTAAAATATAATTTATTGGTGTGCATTTGAGAATACTTCTTGATTTGAATTATTTAAATGGAACTAATTAGGTTAATAATTAATCAATTTTTTTTGTTAAAGGTAATAATTTTATATTTTGTGGAAGGTATGGCTCGATACCTATATATATTTTTTTTTTGTGCTAATTTTATTATATAATTATTAGTACTGGAATTCATATTGGCGCCTTCCGAAATTAAAAATCGAACAACTTCCGAGTGCCCATTATGGAATGCGATTTTTACTGCAGAATCATTATCAGCATGAATATTGGCACCTTTGGAAATTAAAAATTGGACAATTTCTAAATACCCAGCTCCTGATGCCCATATTATTGTATTATCATTACCAATATGAATATCGGCTCCTTGATCTATTAGATATTGAAATGTGGATACATTATTTAAGTCACGTTTTTTTCCTAAAATAATTTTATTCGCTCTCCATTTATTTTCGTCTTTAATTATTTTAAAATCGGGATCATCTGTTGGCAGCATAACTTCCCTTAAATAAATACCATAAACCAAAAATTCGAGGATATGTTCAGCATCCGTAAAATAAAAACCCCCAGCAACACAGGTAGCTTTAGGATCATCATTAAATTCGTCTGTCAACACATTTAAACCATCACAATATTGGAAGCCATGATGCTTTTCTTTTTCATTAGTTATTTTGAAATATAGTTTGGGGACGTTATTCATTTTGGAAATAATTATTGATTTAATTCTAGTGAATTAAATCAATAATTTATCAATTTTTTAATTAGCGGTAGTGATCATCCAATACCAATTATAGAGCATGAATATTAGCTCCATACTCCATCAAAATTTTTACAATTTCCGAATACTCTTTTAATAATGCCTTTCCTAAAACAAAAACATCATTGGTATGAATATCGGCTCCATGTTCAATTAAAATTTTTATAACTTCCAAATGACCTCTATAGCATGCCCGTGTTAAAGCGTAATCATTATTAGCATGAATATCAGCTCCATGTTTGATCAAAAGTTTTATAACTTCCAAATGACCTCCATAGGATGCCCGTATTAAAGAAATATCACCACCGGCATGAATATCGGCTCCATGTTCAATCAAAAGTTTTACAACTTCTAAATGTCCATTGTCGGATGCATATCTTACAGCAAAATCATTTCTGGCATGAATATCGGCTCCATGGCTAATCAAAAGTTTTACAACATCCAAGTGTCCCTTCTCTGATGCATATCTTAGAGCATAATCATCATCAATATGAACATCAAATTCTTCAGAAATTAAAAATTGAACCACTTCTAAATGCCCATACTCGGATGCCAATTTAATCGCATGATCATTATCAGCACCATGTTTAATTAAAAATTTTACAATATCCAAATGTCCATTTTTTGATGCTTTTTCTAAAGAATAATCAACATTGGCATGAATATTGGCACCCATGGAAACCAAAAATTTTACAACATCTAAATGTCCAAATTTGGACGCCAATCCAATTGCCAAATCAGCATTGGCACCTTTTGAAACCAAAAATTTTACAACATCCAAATGCCCAAATTTGGACGCCCATATAATTGCCGAATCATCGTCAGTATGAATATCAGCACCTTGGTCAAGTAAATATTCAAATGTTGACATATCAGCTAAATTGTATCGTTTTCCCAAAATAATTTTATTGGCTCTCCATTTATTATTTTCATCTTTAACCATTTTAAAGTCAGGATCACCTGTTGGCAATGTAACCTCCCTTAAATAGATACCGTATTCTAAAAATTGAAGAATATTGTTGATATCCGTAAAATAAAAACCGCCAGGAACACAAGAATCCGTGGGATTGTCATTGAATTTGTCAGTTAGTGTGTTTAAACCATCATAGTATTGGAATTTGTGATGATTTTCTTTTGGGTTAGTAATTTTAAAATACAATCCATTGGATCCCAATATGATCACCAAGAAAGAAAGGATGAATATTTTGGAGTACAATCTGAAAGATGTTATTCGAGTGAACAAAGTGAAAGAAGAATACATTCCGTGAGTATTCGAAGAACACATTTCCAAGAATAATTGATGATTTAGCTAGGACGAGCCTAACAAATGATTTTTCAATTTTTTGTAAATCGAAAAATCATCATCCAACGATTAAATTTTAGTTGCATATTCAATCAAATATTTTACAACATCCAAATGTTCATTTTTTAGTGCGAATCTCATAACATAATCATCATTGACATGAATATCAGCTCCATATTCGATTAAAAGTTTTACGATGACCAAATGTCCATTTTCTGAGGCATATCTTATCGCGTAATTATTGTAGGCGTGAATATTAGCATCAGATTCAATCAACAATTGTACAATATCCAAGTATCCGTATCTAGCTGCCAGTCTCAATGCATAATCATTTTTGGCATGGATATCGGCACCTTTAAAAATTAAAAATTGGACAACATCCAAATGTCCATTTTCTGATGCCGCTCCGATAGCAAAATCATTGCCAGTATGAATATTAGCTCCATATTGGACTAATAATTTGACAATGTCCAAATATCCATTTTCTGATGCTGATTCTATCGCATAATCATTATTAGCATGGATATCAGCTCCGTTATCAATCAAAAGTTTTATAATATCTAAATGTCCATTTTCTGATGCTAATCTGATTGCATAATTATGATCAGCATTAACCTTAGCACCTTTCGAAATTAAATATTGGACAATTTCCAAATATCCATTTTCTGAAGCCCATCTTATCATACAATCATTATTAGTATGAATATTAACTCCATGATCTATCAAATATTGAAAAGTAGATACATCAGCTAAATTATATCTTGCTCCTAAAATAATTTTATTAGCTCTCCATTTATTATTTTTATCTTGGACCATTTTAAAATCAGGATCATGTGTTGGCAATGTAACTTCCCTCAAATAAATACCATATTCTAAAAATTCCAAAATATGTTCAATGTCAGAAAAATAAAGCCCACCAGGAACACAAGATGCTGTTGGATCATCATTAAATTCATCTTTTAATACATTTAAACCATCACAATATTGGAATTTATGATGCTTTTCTTTTTTGTTAGTTATTTTGAAATATAGTCGCGAAACGTTATTCGAAGATTTTCTGGAATCTAAAGAATACAATTTATTGGAGTTTATTTCAAGAATAATTACTAGTTTAATTCAGATGAATCAAATAAATAATTAATCAATTTTTTCAATTAATAATTAAAATTTTTCTCTGTTCAAATATTTATCTCATTATGAAATCATTATTATGCAGATTAAATTAATTAACCTCACTGATTAATTTAACAACTTCCGAGTGTCCATTTCTGGATGCCCATCTTGCCGCTGAATCATTATAGCTATGAATATTGGCACCTTTCGAAATTAAAAATTTAACAACATCCAAGTGTCCATTTCTGGATGCAAATCTTACAGCATAATCATTATCGGCATGAATATCTGCTCCGTTTGAAACCAAAAATTGAACTACTTTCAAATGACCAATTTTTGATGCCAATCTTACAGCATAATCATTACCGGTATGAATATTAGCTCCCTCTAAAATCGAAAATTGAATTACTTCCGGGTGACTCTTATTTTTTGAAGCGTATTGTAGTAAAAAATCATTGTTAAAACTACTTCCTTGATCTTTTAGATATTTAAATGTTGAAACATCACATAAATTATATTTCTTACCTAAAATTATTTTATTAGCTCGCCATTTATTATAATCTTGAACCATTTTAAAATCTGGATCATGTATTGGCAATGTAATTTCCCTCAAATAAATACCATATTCCAAAAATTCTAAAATATGTTCCGCATCAGTAAAATAAAATCCCCCTGTAACACAAGTAGCATCAGGATCGTCATTAAATTCTTCTGTTAGTATATTCAAACCATCACAATATTGGAATCCATGATGATTTTCTTTTGCATTTGTTATTTTGAAATATAATTTTTGTGGGTTCATTTCGAGAACGATTATTGGCTTAATTCGAAAGAATTAAGTTAATAAGTTAATAATTTATCAATTTTTTTTCAATTAATATTTTTATTGCGTTTCTTTATGTGGTTCTTGACGAATTAATTAATTAGTTTCATTTATTAATTTCACAATTCTTGTGTGTCCTTCTCTTAGTGCCCATATTAAGGCAAAATCATTATTGGCACGAACATCAGCACCTTTTGAAATTAACAAATTTACAATATCAATGTGTCCTTTCTTTGATGCGTATCTAATTGCATAATCATTATAAGCATGAACATTAGCACCATAATCAATTAATACTTTTACAATATCAATATGTCCTTTTTTTGATGCTAATCCAATAGCAATATCATTATCGGCATGAATATTAGCACCTTTTGAAATTAAAAATTTAACAATATTCAAATGACCACTTCGTGATGCTGATCTTATTGCATAATCATTATCGGCATGAATATCAGCACTTTCTGAAACTAAAAATTGAACAATATTTAAATGCCCATTTTCTGCTGCTGATCTTATTGCATAATTATTATCTGCATAAATATCGGAACCATGTTCCATTAAAAATTTTACAATACTTAAATGACCATTTTCAGATGCTAATTTTATTGCACAATTATCTTCTGCACGAATATCAGCTCCGTGTTCAACCAAAAAAATTATAATATTGAAATGTCCTTTTTTTGATGCCCATCTTAATGCACGTTCATTATTGCCATGAATATTAGCTCCATGATTAATTAAATATTCAAATGTAGATATATCACTCAAATTAAGTCTTTTCCCTAAAATTATTTTATTAGCTCTCCATTTATCATTTCCATCTTGAATCATTTTAAAATCGGGATCATCTGTTGGTAACGTAACCTCTCTCAAATATACGCCATACATTAAAAATTCTAAAATATGTTCAACATCGGTAAAATAAAAACCACCAGAACAACACGAGCGAGAAGGATTATCATTGAATTCTTCTTTTAATATATTCAAGCCATCATAATATTGGAATCCATGATGATTTTCTTCTTTGTTGGTTATTTTGAAATATAGTCTTCCGATGTTATTCGAAGATTTGTAATAATCTGAAGAATATAGTCCTTTGGCGTTATTTGAAGATTTGTATAAATCTGAAGAATATAGTCTTCCGACGTTATTCGAAGATTTGTATAAATCTGAAGAATATAGTCTTTCGACGTTATTCGAAGATTTGTATAAATCTGAAGAATACATTTCAAGAATGATTATTGATTTTAATTAAACCATCAGTCATGCATGAATACCAAATAAATAATTTATCAATTTTTTAATTAATATTAGCAACGATTATTATTAATATTTATTTGTGTTACTATTCATACAAATTATTACCAAGTTCCAATAATGTCGATACGCTATTTATAACATAACGATTATAAATAGAAATATCAGCACCATGGCTAATCAAAATTTTTGCAATATTCAGGTGCTGATTCGATGAAGCCCATCCTATTGCATAATCATTTCCGGCATGAATATCAGCACCTTTTGAAATCAAAAATTGAACAACGCCCAAATGACCATTTTCTGATGCTAATCTTAAAGCATAATCATTTTCAGCATGAATATTCGCATCCTTTGAAATTAAAAATTGGACAACACCCAAGTGTCCATATTCTGATGCATATCGTAAAGCGCAGTCATTGTCGATATGAATATCAGCACCAGAATCAATTAAAACTTTTACAATCTTCCACTGTCCATATCGTGATGCTATTTTTACGGCCCGATTATTTAATGCATTAATATCAGTTCCGTTTTTGATTAATAATTGTACAATATCTAAATGTCCTTTGATTAATGCCCAATTTATCGCATCATCATTATCATGAATATCTGTACCTTGATCCATCAAATATTCAAATGTAGACGCATCACTCAAATTACGTCTTTTTTCTAAAATAATTTTATTTGCTCTCCATTTATTACCATCTTTGACTATTTTGAAATCTGGATCATCTATTGGCAACGTAATTTCCCTTAAATAAATGCCATAGTCCAAAAATTCCAAAATATGTTCAGCATCCGTGAAATAAAAACCACCAGGAACACATGAAGCTTCCGGATCATCATTGAATTCATCTTTTAATATGTTCAAACCATCATGATATTGGAATCCATAATGGTTTTCTTTTGAATTAGTTATTTTGAAATACAATTTATTGATTTAATTCTAATGAATCAAATTAATAATTTATCAATTTTTTTTCAATTAACAAGTTAAAGGCGCCGTGACTAAAAATTAGAAGTTAATAATTCTACAATATCAAAATATTTATTCGCCGATGCCCATACAATAGAGAAATCATTTTCAGCATGAATGTTAGCACCATATTTAATTAATTTTTTTACAACACACAAATGCCCATTTTTGGATGCTAATCTTACGGCATAATCATCATCGGCATGAATATCAGCACCGTGTTCAATTAATTTTTTTACAAGATCCAAATGTCCATTTTTGGATGCCCATTTTATTGCATAGTTATTATTAGTATGGACACCATTGTATTTGATCATGGTTTTTATTATATCCTGATAATTTTGACGAAACATCTTTTCAAACATGTGCTCATTATGTGCATGAATAGCAATAGGCGAGTACAATTTAATTCCTAAACAATATAACCATTTAGCGACTTTAAAATGTCTATTTTGACAAGCCCATAGAAACGCATAATTATGGGTACAATGATTATCAATAGGATAATTAATTTCATTTCCTAAATTATATAACCATTTGGCGACTTCCAAATGTCCGTTTTGACATGTTGATACGAATATCCTCTCGATATAATCACGAATATT